AGACGATGCGTTGGTGGTTCCGGCTGGCACTGCGAACGTTCGTTTTTCTTGGGACTGGTTTAATGGCATAAGACGCGCCTTTACCAGACCCTGGTACAACAGCGAACATCCGATCAATCACCAGATCGGATGGATGGACAACAATTCCTTGCCCGAGGGGGAATTGTTATGGGCTGATTTAGCCAGTTACATTCGGCTAAATCTCAACACCAGCTACACTTTGAATGGTGTTTTTGATCGGGCGGCCAAATTGGCCCATGCGAAGAAGTTGGCATTACGCTTTTTCGATGAAAATAAGATTGGCAGCAACGAAAGACTTGAGCCTGCATTTGTGGCGCGGACGCATTTTACAGTGCAACGCGTCACTGATCAGGCTGACGACGCCTTTTTGCTGGCACAGACCAATCAAGAGCACAATATAACATCGTTGCTCGCAAAAATGCCCTGGCCCAAACGCTCTTTTTTAACAGCGTGCCTCGTTGCGATATCACTTCCTTTACTTCCGAGGATTGTGTGTGCGTTGCTTCCAACGAGGATGTCCCGCTTGCGTCATACTCTTATGACAGCAGGTCGGATCTTGGCCAATGGAAGAAATTCAGCCTTAAAATTTCCGGTGCAAGCAATCTTGACTTTGCTTCGTGCCATAAGCGGAAAATGTTGGAATGGAATTGTGATGCCTTGTTGCACCGCAATCCGACGATTGTTATGCAGCATTGCCCTCATAACGTCGTTAACAGCGTCGAACGCCGCTATTTTAAGGCAACCCCGTCACCTGGTGAACTTGATGGGGCTCTCATTAGCCGCCTTGTAGATCGGCTGGTGGATCGGATGGTACCGCACTACACACCATTCGACAGTGCAGGATTCCTTTTCCGGAAGAAAGGAAGACTGCGGGCTCGTTACCTACGAGCGTTTCGTGACATCGAAAAACGAGGGTTTGACATTGACAGGGACAGTGGAATATCTGCTTTTGTCAAGGTCGAACGCTATTTTGAGGATGGTAAAGCTCCGCGCATGATTTTGGGTAGAAATCCAAAATTCAACATCGTGTATGCTCAGATCATTGAGCCCATTGAAAAAGCCTTCTTCCAGTTGGATGAAGTAGCGAATGGGAAAGATCATCATGAAGTTGGTTCCGCGTTTTCAAAAATGCGTGACAGATGC